GGAACTTACACTATGGCTAGGTCTCCTAGTTCTTCCTCCCAGAGTGACAACTCAGCTATCAACTTAGGTTCTGGTGCGGTATGCTTTCTTACCATGCTTGCAGAAGACGTTGTTCAAGTCTTAGCTGACTTAGATAATGTGTCCTCTGCCGCACCCGCTGGTGGTCAAAACTTAGCTTGGGACTCAGGCACAAGTTCTTGGGTTCCTGCTTCCCCCTCTGGCGGTATTACAAGCGTAGGCAACTTCGCTGGTCTTCCTGCGTCTCCTAGTGAAACAGACTTAGCTTGGGTTCAGGATACCAAGTCGTTATACGTTTATGATGGTGGAGAGTGGGATCGTGTATCTACAGGGTCACAAGTCTCCCCAAGGTTTACGACTGAACCACCAGCTAACTTTGTCCTAAGTCAAACTGGTGCCCAGTCTACTCTGACAACTGTCGCTGTTGACGATGCAGGCTTTCCCATAACTTATGACTGGGATGCTTTTGACGCCGCTGGTAACGTCTATAACGACAGTAGTCTCCCCGACATGCTTACTGCCATAACTGAGACTTCTGGTGCGTTTGCAATGACACCATCTACTAACACCGCACATTCGTCTAATATTACCTTTAGAACAAAGGCATCTGATGGAGTCGCCACTCTGGTAGGACTTACCACACTTAAGCTGATCTTTACTAACTATGTACCTGTCCCAGCACTTACCAGAAACTACGGAAACCAGACTTCTCAACTGGCTAGTTCTACAGGTTACGTTAGTGTAAACAGTAGCCGAAGTGTTACTCAGTACGGTGGGCCGTATCAAGGACCACTTAAGGACGGTAAATACTACACTGAAATTACCTTTGACACAGGGCAGTACTACTCCTCTGCTTATTACAACTCCTTTGTTCTAGGCTGTTACGATAGGGCGTTTGTAGACGTATCCCCTAACTCTTTTGGCAGCAACACCACAACTCCCTGTTGGTCTGGGTTCTTCCCAGAAAGAAATGGCATAAAAATATCTAGGGGAAATACAGTCTCAGCACCCTCTGGTACAAATGCGTTTTCATCACCACACCCAACGATAAGCCAAAACGCTAGTATGAACAGGTCCGGCAATGACCGCATCATGGCCGCTTGGGACACTGACGCTAAGAAGGTCTGGTGGGGTCTGAACGGCGTATGGTCAAACAACGGCACAGAAGGCACACACTCCACAGGCGACCCCGTAACTGGTGCAGGTATTCACCTACCAGACTTGGGACTGTCCACAGGTACATCCACTACTGGGTCTTTCTGTTTTTATTTTTGTTGTCAAGTTGGCTCATTTAACTTGAGGATGCAAATCTACTCTGGCGAGGCTAACAACCTTGCTTATTCTATACCCACTGGCTTCAATAGGCAATAGATAGATGCTAGGTTTTTCCCCCCTTGCTGGCTCCACTATAGGTGGTTCTGGTGTTGTCAGAGAAGTGGTATTAGCAGATGTAACAGGAGTTCAGGCTTCTGCAACTTTGGGGGTTATCTCCCTATCTACTGACGCCACTATATCTGATCAAGCCGTAAGAAAGCCTGAAACTGTTTTCTTATATGACCCCAATAATGACGGTGTTGGAGTTGTACGCAGGAACGAAGACCCATTTTACACGTGGGCAAACTCTTTTATCTTGGGTATGCGGCCTCAGATATTTACGACTGGCCCAGATAAGGACGCTCCTACAAGTGGTCCCATTTGGGATGAATCTGCAGCTGGTGACAAAGCCCTATCTGTACAAACTAAGTTTGCCGCTGAGTTAACCTCTGACCCTATAGTGTCTCAGTCCTCATGGGTTCCTTTGGTTAACGGTGACTACACCTACCCAGCTACCTATGATGCTTCTCTTGGTTATGATGCTAGTAACTCCTACCCTGTTACTGTAAACCTTAATCACTTACCCTCTGAGACCATCACTAACAATGCGGCAACTATCAGCGCTATTGATGACCCTCTCTTAGCTACCCTCACTTTCCCTGCTTCTGACCCCAGCCTGTTTAGTGTTGTTGTTGGACAAGTACGCACAATAAACACTTTTGATACGACTGACACTGTTACATACTTTGACAGCCTTATTGATGGACAAGTTGGTGAGGTACAGTGGCCCAGCGAAAACAAGCACTACCTCTTACAAAAGTACGACACAGACAAAGGTTTTGACCTTGGCACTTTAAGCACTAACACTTTTGTACGTACTAAGGACCACCCTTTTCAGGGTTCCGCTTATACTGCTTACGGTTTTCGATTACAGCCTCAAGTCACTACTGCTAATTTTCCTGATGGTACTCCCGTCTCCCAAGAGCATACGCTTTTAGTTACCTCATCTTTAGGTACAATTAAAGCTAATATAAGCAAGGAACTTACTGCCCTTCCAGCTACCCTTAGTTCTAACTTAAGTATAACTCCTGCTATAACGTCTTTTGTAGATGGCTTTGAGATTGCTACTGTAGGACTGCCTGACCCTCAATGGTACTTGAGTACGTCTAGGGTAGAAATTATAGCGGAGCCTAATCAGCCTGCTAATGATGTAATATACCCTTATGCCTCTCGTTCACCTACTGCTGGGCCTACACAGACAGATTTTGACTTTGCAGTATCCCTTGGTGTCTTAGCTGGTCCTATAGCTGTTGACCAACCTGTAGGTGGTTTTGATGCTACCTTAGCTTTAGGTACTCCCACTCTTAGGTCTTTTAATACCATAACTGTCGATTCTCAGGTTGTCACACTAGGGTCAAACCTTTCTGGTGTATTGGGTCAACCTACAGAGATTATAGACCCCTCTGACAGCATACTTATAACTTCAAGTTTGGGAAGTATTACAACTCTAGCTGAATCTAAAGCTGTATGCACCTCGATACTTATCCCCAGTGGCTTGGGCAACATAACTTTTGCTGCTAATGCTAACACTGCACCGTCCTCTGGTGTCGAGTTTACAGGATCAGTAGGTGATGTTACCTTTACAGGTGATGCTAACACCTTCCCTGATGGACTAGAACTGATCGCTAGTGTGGGTATAGCTGGAATACCAGCCATTGCCTCAGTAGACACCGCTGGTTTTGTTACTGTCACCATAGGTGCGGTGGGAGTAGGGGCTGGTAAGCTAATAGATGGCTTCGGAATTGATGTTGAGTTTGGCCCTGACCTTACTGCTACAGGATTCAAGTTTGACTTTGAGGCCATTAAGCACTTGTACAATGTACTTAGACAGGTACACGGTGGATTTCCTGCTAACAGAACTGCAACACCTACGTTTAGTAGCCCAAGGAACATTAGACCTCCCAAACCATCAAAAAATTTAGCGGCATAGAAGGATACGATATGAGCCTAGTTTGGCCCAACAAAGACCCAGACGAACTGCTAGACTACAGTATTGATTGGTCTGATATTGTTTCTGGGTTTACCATTAGTACAGTAGTCTGGTCTGTAAGGTCTAATGTTAACCCTGCCGAGACTACCTTAGTTGCTGGTCACGACTTAACCACTGCTACTGGTGGTGCCATAGTTGACAGCATACAGAACATACAACAAGCCTTGTCTGGAAATGTCGCAATTATTTATATAGGCGGTGGGATAAGTGGAAGGGACTATACCTTTGTCTGCACCGTTACCACAAGTATAGCGACCACTATCCAACGTGCAGTCATACTTCGTTGTAGGAGCGTATAATGACCTCATCAACTGACTACAATAAATTCGCTAGATCAGAGTCTCCGTATGCCAGTAACAACAACGAGAACATAGCCACCTTTAACACAGCTACTTCTAAGTATGACGTTACCCACGGATCATCCCCAGCCAAACTGAGTAAGTTTGTTACCTTCAGAGAGGCCAAGTGGTTTAAAGAATACTTAGCTAAGTTCTCTGGTGACGTAAACTACACGGTAACAGTAGCCTCTGGTACTAACTCGTATGGTACAGGAAACAAATACTACATAGGTGGAGTAGTAAGCCCCACACTAGGTTTTGTTGCAGGCAAGACTTACGTCTTTGATCAATCAGATGCTTCTAATTCTGGTCATCCACTTAGGTTTTCCACTACAGGCAATGGGACACATGGTGGGGGTTCTATTTACTCTACAGGCGTAACTGTAACGGGTACTGCTGGCAACGCTGGTGCAACCGTTTCTATAGCCGTAACCGCAAGCACACCTACCTTACATTACTACTGTACGGTACATTCTGGTATGGGAGGTCAGGCATAATGGCTGAGTATCAGGGCGAGAAAGTCACACTGAATAAGCCACGGCGTATCACAGGTGGTAACAAGAAGTTTGAAGTCTTCGTACAAGATGGCAGCAAGATTAAACGGGTTGCTTTCGGAGACCCTAATATGGAAATTCGTCGTGACGATCCTAAAGCTAGGGCAAACTTTCGTTCTAGGCATTCTTGCGACACTAAGAAAGACAAGACAACCGCTGGGTATTGGTCTTGTAGAATGTGGGAAGGAGGCACGTCTGTGTCTGAAATGACTAAAATGAGCATGGAAGGTCAAATCCTAAAGACTGACGAAGAGCAACGGCTAGTATATGGCTGGGCCTCTGTTGTCACTGAAAAGGGTGAGCCTGTCATTGATCGCCAAGGCGATGTTATAGAGCCAGAGACGCTTGTTAAAGCCGTGAACAACTTCATGGAACATGTACGTGTCGGCAAAGAAATGCACAAAGGGGATCAGATTGGGGCGGTTATCCACTCCATGCCCATCACTAAAGAGATTGGTGAATCCCTCGGCATCCAGAGTGACCGCGAAGGTTGGGTTGTGGCTTTTAAAGTGTACAACGATGACGTTTGGGCAAAGGTTAAATCTGGCGAACTTGCGGCCTTCTCTATAGGTGGTCGTGCAACTAAGGAATCTTATGATGCCTAACCTTTTAAAACAGCTTGAGTTGGAGGAACTGTCCTTAGTTGATCGACCTGCAAATGCACAAGCAATGGTCTCCCTCTTTAAGCGGGACAACTCCGAAGGAGATACTATGACCGAAGAAGTAGAAAAAATGTCAGATGACATGAAAGCAAAGCTGAAGCCTTATATGGACAAAGGTATGTCCGAGGACGAAGCCATGAAAATGTATAACATGGACATGAAAAAAGAATACCAAGGTCCATTGGATGAGGTAGACACCATTAAAGCAGAACTAGACCTAGCTAAAGCCGAGATTGATCGCCTTAGCAAGTCGCTAGAAGAAGCTGGTTACATCGTTAAAGCAGATGCCATTGAGAAAATGGTTGAGTCTGAGTTTGTAACTTACGGCGATGAGCAAATTAACAAAGCTGATATTCCTGCTGTAATTCTTAAGGCACTGGAAGAGGCAGAGGTTGCTAAAGCAGACGCAATCTTGGTTAAACATGCAGAGGCCGAATTGCCACACTTTGATATTGAGGTAGCCAAGGCTTTGGTTGCTAATTTCGGAGATGAAGAAACAATCATGCAGGCGCTCAAAGCAGCCGACAAGGTGTTTGAACAAAGCATGACTGAAGTGGGTAAGTCTGATGCAGACGGTGAGTTTACAACTGCCTCTGATAAACTAGACGCACTCGTAAAGTCCTATATGGACACTAACAAAATGAAAAAGAGCGAACATGCTTTGGCTTATGCTGCTGTAGCTAAGACCGATGAAGGCAAGGCTCTGATTACTAAATCCTATAAAGGGGAATAAAAATGGCCGTAACTCAATCGCGGGACAACCGCACTCTAATCGCCGCTGCCGACCTTAGCGCGTCTCAGTTTCACTTCGTTAAGATGGATGCCGCTGGTAAAGCTGCACTCTGTGGCAACGGTGACGCTGCATTCGGTGTAGTCGAAGTCGGTGGAATCGCTGGTGCCGCCTCTACAATCACTGTTCGCGGAAAAGTAATGGTAAAATGTGGCGCAGCCGTAACTATCGGTGATGACGTTGGAATTGATGCCGCTGGTAAAGCCGTAAACGCTGGCGCTAACGACATCATTGTTGGTCGTGCCTACGAAACTGGTGCGAACAATCAACTGATTGCCATTGAACTCAGCGGTCTGAACACCGTTGCACACGCATAATCTGCGTAAGAATAAGGAATAGATTAAATGCCACTATTGACCCCATCACAGGTGCATATCGACACCCCTTTGTCAAACTTGACACTGGCGTATGCACAATCCCAAGAGAACTTTATCGCTGACAAAGTTTTCCCAACCGTAGGTGTACAACGTCAGTCTGACAAGTACTACATTTATGACCGTGCCAACATGAACCGCACTGGTGACGTACAGAAACTTGCGCCACGCACTGAGGTTAACCGTATCGGCATGACCATTTCAAACAGCAGCTACTTTGCTGACGTGTATGGCCTTGGAATGGACTTCGATGAGCAGACTATCGCTAACGAAGACGAAGTTCTGAACATTCGTGCCGCTGGTGCCGAGACTCTGGCAATGCGCCTGATGATCCACCGCGAGGAAACCTTTGCATCGACGTTCTTTGCAACAGGCGTCTGGACTACTGAGGTTTCTGGTGCAGCTTCTGGCGGTACTCCTCCTGTCTTCTGGAACGACTACACCAACTCAACACCAATTGCCAACGTCACTCTTGCTCGTCGCACTATGCAGCTTGCTTCTGGTGGCTACAAGCCAAACACTATGGTTGTTGGTAAAGAGGTCCGTGACACTCTGATCAATCACCCAGACATTCTGGCGCGTTTGAATGGCGGTTCTACTGTCTCTAACACAGCGTTGATTACAGATGCTAAGTTGGCTGAAATCTTTGAAGTACAGAACTTCTATGTAATGGAATCTGTAAACAACACAGCCGCAGAAGGCTTGGCAGAAGCTACAGCCTTTATCGGTGGTAAACATGCTCTGTTGTGTCACACACCTTCTGCTGCTGGTCTTATGACCCCTGCTGCTGGTATGACCTTCGCTTGGAACAACATTCCCGGCGCAAACAACTTGGGTATTACTGTTGAATCCTACTCGGATGATGCACTGAAGCGCCAGCAAGTTGCTGAACATATCCAAGTCAAGATGGCTTACGATATGAAAGTTGTTGGCCCTGACTTGGGTTACTTCTTTAAAGACGTAGTGCAGTAAGACGCACAACGGTGGGGGGCTTAGGTCCCTCACTACTTTCACTTATAGGATACCCCGACAATGCACCCCTCATACTTAGGCTGGCAGCTAGACTGGCCCCTGTTCGTAAAGAGACCCTTTACCTCGGATAATAAAGAATGGCAATCCACAGAACATTACAACTGGCTAAATCGTGGGATAGGCTCTGAAGCTGTCGCACATTTGTACACTCAAGGTTTTGTACACCACAACAGAGAATTAGAAAAGCAAGCTAAGGTTGGAGACAGGCTAAGTGAACTAACTGGCCCCCAACTAGACAAGCTGATAGGACTTCTAAATGCAGAAGTAAAAGCTAACACTAACAGTACCAAAGAGTATAATGAAAAGAAAGTTAAGCAATCTAGGATAGACGCAAAGCAACGCGCACTACTGAGAAGTTACTTGCGAAACAACAACTGGATTGAAGAGACTTTCTTTGAGATTAGAGACAGTATTTTAAAAGACTAAGGAGTAGACGATGGGGTGGACATATGACCCAACAAATCTTGGAACGGCAGATGCAGCCCAACGTCTTAACTCTGTTAGGCTCCTAGTAGGGGATACCGACATTTCAGACCAGCAAATGCAGGATGAAGAGGTTACATTTGGTCTAGGCCAGAATGCTGACTCTATCTATCACACTGCTAGTTGGTCTGCTAGGGCAATCTCCTCTAAGTACGCAAGGCAAGTTACAACCTCCTTGGATGGTGCCTTAAGTGCTGACTACTCTGATCTGTCTAAGCAGTATAAGACGCTGGCAGACACCCTAGAGTACCAAGCCAAGACTCAGGGGGGTAACTTAGGCATTTATGCAGGAGGCGTCTCTAAGGCCGCTGTAGACGCTGTGAGAGACAATACAGATCGTATCGACCCCTCATTCCGCAGAGACAGGTTTAGAAATCCACCAAACTATAGTGGTGACACTGACTACTCATCATATGACTAAGGTAGGTTAACATGTCGTTTAGACCCTTTGATATGCTTAACCTAGTCAACAGGTTTGGTGAACCTCTAACGCTTAACAAATTAACTACCAGTGGTACTTATGACCCCGCTACTGGCAGTGTCACGGGTTCAGCTAACACTGTATACAGCTTCACAGGTTACTTTTACAACTACGAGAACGTAAGTAGCGGTATCCTGTCTGATGTACGGAGGGGAAGTCGTAAGTGTTTAATTTCCGCTTCCAGCCTAGCTAGTGGTAGAGTATCACCAGACGATGAGGATCAGATAGCAGGCAATGGCGATATAGTTAACATTTCGTCCGTCACTACCATCTTTAGTTCTGGTGTTGCTATGTGCTACCTTTGTGATGTGAGAGAATAGATGGCTAGTATTCAACAGACGTTTAAAAACATAGACGCAAAGATAGATAAACAACTTGACGATAAGATGAAAGTTAAGGCAGAGGAGATCGCGGCTTTTGTTGTTGTGCAATCTCCCGTGTACTCAGGTGCTTATGTAGAATCTTTTTCCATACTAAAACCGGGTTCTGGCGGCGGTAGGAGTAGAAGTTCTGACGCACGGAAGATGAAGTCTCGCACAACTGATCCAGACAAGCACAGAATGATCGCTCTAAATCAACTGTACAGTGACATTGATGGTTTGGAAAATATTATAGGCGAAGGCTTTATGCTTAAAAACAGATCACCCCATGTTAGAGTTGTAGAAAACGGAAGTCCTTCGCAAAAGGTTCCCAAGTATAACATCTTTGGGGCAGTTAGGAGAGAGTTTGGCTAGTATACATAAAGAAATAAGAGCCGCCCTTGAAACCAAGTTAGTTGGTATATCGGGCATCCCCCCTATTGCTTTCGACAACGTAGTCTTTAATCCAACAACTGGTGTTTCCTTCATCAAAGCTGGGTATCAACCTACTAGCCGTACCCCTGCCGTAAGAGGCCCAAACCCCTCTCAGCTTTACAAGGGCATCTATTCAGTAACTGTGTACTGTCCAGAGGGCAATGGCCCAGCAACCGCTGATGGTATCGCTAACACTGTAATAGAAAACTTTGAAGCTGCCACAGACGTATCGCTAAACAACTTTAACGTATCCATCGACTACGCTGAACGACAGCAAGGTTTCTTAGATACACCTTGGTACTATATCCCGATCAATATCGGCTGGTACATTTATAACTAGGAGAATAACACATGCCTACCTTCGCACAAGGTTCACGATCTAGCTTACGCTACGTTGTAGAATCCACATTCGGAACTACCCCCACTGTTGACGCAGGATCGCCATCAATTGTCCTGCCCTTTAGTTCACACAGCCTTAACCTAACTAAAGACTTGGTTGCGGGTACAGACATTCAATCTGACCGTATGCCACGCCATGAACGTCACGGTAACAAACAGTCTGCTGGTGACATTGTATGTGATCTTCGTGGTGGAGACTTCGACCCCTTCATTGAATCAGCCATGCTTGGTTCTTTTGATACGTCAGATGGAAGTCTTTTAGTTGGCACAGCACCTAAGTTCTTCTCCATTGAAGACTACTCTGCTGACGTTGATCAGGCTCGTTTGTTTACAGGTCAAACTGTTTCCACTATGGGTATCTCTATCGCCCCTAACCAGATGGTAACTACTACCTTTGGTATGGTCGGTAAGGGTATGAGTGTTAGTGCTACCCAGTTTACTCACGAAACAGGACCAAGCGTTAACGCCCCCTTCGATGCTTACTCAGGTGACTTAAAGATTGGTAACAATGTATCTGGCCTTGCATCCTCTGCAATCATTACCGCCATTGACTTCAACGTATCTAACTCGTTTGCACCTACCTTTGTTGTTGGTTCTGATGAGACCCCAGCACTTGAAGTTGGTCGCGCAGAAATAACTGGCTCGTTCTCTGCGTACTTTGAAGACGCTAGCCTGATTACCCGTTTCCTTAACGAAACAGAGTCAGCTATCGAAGTATCGGTTACAGACGCCGCTTCTCCTGTTAACAGTTACGCATTTACTTTCCCCCGTGTTAAGATCAACTCTGCCGATGTAGGTGTAGATGGCCCAACTAGCCGTGTCATTAACCTTAGCTTTACAGCTTTGTATGATACAACTGCTAACACCAACCTTAAGATTGTGCGTACTCCGTTCTCCTAATCCCTGCTAGCTAGGGCGGGGGGCATCGGTGTCGGGTCTGATGCTCCCCATTTTATATATTAACCCGACATAACCCTGACCCAAGGAACCTGACAAATGGACTTAAAGAACTTAACACCGACCAGTGATACTGTAGACGTTACCATCGTACACCCTACAACACTGGAACCTTTGACTAACGATGATAAGACAGAGATGACCATTACTATGTATGCCCCTCACTCTAAAGAGTATAAGGCTGTACTTCATCACCAAACTAACAAGCGGCTTAAGCAAGCCCAAGGAAAGAAGAAAGTCGATATAACGGCTGAGAGTATTGAAGAGGCCAGCCTAGAAGTGTTATCTAAGGCAACTAAGTCTTGGAATATCACATACGATGGTAAGAAGCCAAAGTACTCTGTTGAAACAGCTAAAGAGATTTATGAACAAGTGTTTTGGATCAAGGACCAGATTGAGGAGGCTGTAGCTGACTCGCTGGATTTTACCAAGGGCTGATCGACGAGTTAGTTGAGTTTGCAGAATTTAACTTCAGACTCAACACCCCCGATCAGGCTGGAACAACCGAGAGAGAACACTTGGAACAAGTACAAAGGCAGACAGGATTAGAACTTAAAGATTTGGATGGACCCGACTTCCCAACTCTTGTGGATCATATCTGGTCTGCCTTTATTTCGTTAAGCAACTCAAGAACTGGTGGCTTTAGTGGCCCTAACCCGATAACATACGAACAAATAAAAGCATGGAAAGAACTAACTGACACGCCTATGACAGCTTGGGAAGTAGAAGCGGTTAAGAGGCTTGACGGAGTTTATATAAGGGTACACAATGGCTGACGATATAATTAGGATTACGGTGGATGTAGACGATTCAAACGTCCTTCAGTCTATTAAGAACCAGAAGAAGCTGGAGAAAGCTATTGAGGATGTTACCAAAGGTTATGACAAGCTAAGAAAAGCACATAAAGATGGAATTATCTCTGAAGAAAGGTTTAGAAAGGGAACTGAACAAGTAACAAAGCAACAACATGCCCTGATAAACACTCTAGGCAGTGGTACTGTAGCTATTGATAAATGGGCTACACACGTAAACCAATCTAAGAATCAGACTAACAAGTTTGGTTTTGTTGCACAGAACGTAGGTTATCAAGTTGGTGACTTCTTTGTACAGGTACAGTCGGGTACTGATGCCCTAGTAGCCTTTGGTCAACAGGGTACTCAGCTTGCTGGCTTGCTTCCCGGAGTGGCTGGTGCTGTTGTAGGTATTGGCCTTTCTGTGTCAACTATGCTAATTAAAACCTTTAGTGATGCTTCTGGTGAGGCTAAGTCACTAAGTGAAGCCCTAGAGGAACTTGAAGACTACTCTAACAGGGTTGCAGATGGGTTTGAGTTACTAAGAGACAGTGACATAGAACAGACTTTTGGGTCTCTATCTAACACTGTAAAAGACTTAACTACTGAGTCTTTAAAGTTGTCAGAAGCCCTTATGTTTAAGAACTTAGGTCAAGGCTTGGCTAAAATGTCTATCGCTTCCGAGGGATTTGTGGCAACAATGTTTGCACAACCTTTTGATAGGCTTACTAACATACCAGATATTTTATTTGGAGAAAGTGGTAATCAAACTAGCAAAGAGTTTTCAGAGAGTTTAAACTTTAAGGAGTTAGGTTTTAACCTTGAGCAAAGTGTCTTTGAGGGTATGTTACAAGGCGCACAAAACTTTGCAAAGAGTGGTGATGCTGCAAGTGCCGCAGAAGCTATGACAGACTTATTTATAGCTGCTATGCCAGATGATCCCTTTTCAGAAGACAATGGGTTGACAACAGCGGGGATAGAACTGCTTCAAGTCCTTGAAAAGC